AGTGAAGCCATAAGAACCTGCAGATCCGGCCTACCGCCAGCACCCATCCCTGCCTGTCCTGGTGCTACACCAGGCATGAGGCCAGTAGCCTCATTAACTCCAGGCAAGCCACCGCCGCCAGGGGGAGCCATCACCTCGGGGGAGCCGACCATCCCAGCGGCTTCCACACCCGGCGGCTCAACCCCCGGCGGGGGGACTTGCTCCTCGGGGGCGAAAGCCTGGGCAACTACTTCTTCGATCGCTTTGCCTTTTTGGCGCCCGAGGATGATTTCGGAAAGGCGAGAAAGAACCTCGCCTGGGTCTTGCCCGTTCTGGGCAAGAACTGGGATCGCTTGCGCGTAACCTGCCACAGCCTGCTTGAGCGCGTCACGCATCTCCTCAATATCGAGACGTTGCTCTTCTTCTGTCGCATTCAAAGCGAACGGCATCTGCCGACGCAGGAAATCCCGCGAAATGAGACGGTCACCGCGAGCCTGCAAACCAAACACGAGCGCACGGTTTGGGTCAAGTCCAGCCATCAGACCGTACTGTACGTCAACCGTATAGTCGCCTTTGATGTCCTTGCTTGGACGGTACTTGATCTCGTACGGTGTTCCGTCAGCATTGCCACGCATTGTCTTCGTAATATCCGAAAACAGCATGTCGTCTGCTTTAAAACATAGCATGACAAGATCACGTAGGCTACGTGAAAACATTGCTTGCCCGGTGCGGATCTGGGTATCAAAACCGGACATGAGAGCCTGCACGCCACGGCCAGTGACGACACTCGAATCAACCTCACCTACGCGGGCATTCGGGTAACGTGCACCTTGCCGTAGTTCCTGATCCAAAACACCTTGCTGGGTGAATGCCGCCGTTGGAACCTCAATCGGTACGCGACGGACACGTTCACCATTCGCAGTGCGGATCACTGCATCAGGGCCGAGAGCCAGCTCTTGCGCGTCAGGCGGTAAGACGATTGGGGCCTGGACTGACTTTTGGGCTGCCTCAAGGCTTAATAGGGCGAAGCGTGCCTTCGCCACTTGCACGGCAAGAACATCATCGAACTGGCCGTGAGACTCATTATCAACGCCTGGTCGCTGCGTCCAAACGACCATGCATTCACCGAGCGGGTTAACCGTTGACTCGAGCACGAGATCAAAACGATTGTTTGCTAGATACATCATGTCAACGTGCGCGTCATGGTAACGCACAATCTCGACAAGATCATTACCGGAACCAGGGCGACCGATCTGCGGTTCCACATGCGGGTACATGGCGATCAGTTCGTCACGGGTCTTCCAGAAGGAGAAGAACGCGCCCTTGACGTTACCCCAACGGTCAACGACAGGATACGAGCCGATAGAGTCCATGAACGTAATACGAGGGAGTTGTTTCTCTAAATCGATCTCCACCATCGCGGGCACGAAACCATACGTGAAGTAACGGTCAGCAGCCGTATACATTTGCTTCTGCAAGTCAGACGCATCAAGGTAACCGTTTACTATCTTTGTGCGCTTATCCGCGAACTCGCGGGCAGCATCAGAAGACATGTTAGACGCGCTGCAGTTAAACGACGGCAACGGGGCGAGAACCTCAGACAAGTCACGGGCAGCAACATCCACCATGTTTGCCACGATGCCCTGATCGAAAGGCCCTTCAGGGAAAAGGTCAGGGTACACGTCACGCATACGCCCTTGGCGCACGGCAAGAACATTCTGCATCCTGCTGTCACGCTGACCGAAACGGGTCTTCGTGCGAGTGAACAGATCCTTGATCTGCTGGAAACTTGAACCAGTGTAGCCGTTGAAACCTTCGGCGAACACTACGCCAGTGCCATCAAAATCCATACGGTAAAACTCCTCCTAGGCCCCAATGGGCTGCCAAGCCCCCTGGGCTTCCATGTCAAGCAAGTTCACGACATGCTGACCGCGCTTATCCCAAGGCGTCAAGAACGGGTTACTCGCGTGACTACGCGCAAACCCACTCATCATCATCACCCGGTCACGGCACGCAAGCTCCGCGAACCACAACGCCATAACAAGGTCAGTCTTACCTGCGCCCTTCTTCATGTCAGGGGCCCACGTCACCAACTGTTCAATCAAAGCCTTAGCCGGTTCACTATTGTACGTCGCCGGCAACTCGATAAGGGAACGCTTATCTTCCCAGCCACTAAACAAAGCAGTCATAGAGGCAACACCAAAATCAGCGTCATGCTTATTCTGGCCCGTATAGTGCGGGCGGATCACCGTACCCCGAGAGGCGCAAAAATCATTCACCTCACGGTCATGGACAAGGAACCCCTGGAAACCGTTCTTCTCGATACGCCACTCGGAAATACCATACTTCTCCGACCAGGAACGTATCAGCTCGCGGATTCCATCAGGGCTCGTAGAAGCCTTATTAAACAAATCCAGCACGTACCGTTTATGTGAACGAGGATCCAAACCTATGACCACGGCAGCCGTATAACCAGAAGTAGCAGGATCCAGGCCAGCCACCACAACCAAGCCATCCATACCACCAGGCCTACAACCAGGAATACCAGACGGTATACGGCCAGGATACCTGGCACCGTTAATAACCGACTTCACCGCATCAGGGTTAAACACGGCCTCAGAATCAACCTGCTGCTGCATGTACACCATAGCCCACGTGCGCGGCTGCATCCTGCCACGCTTCTTCGCAAGCCGAGAACCATCCCACTTAGGGAACAAGCCATCAACGTCAGGCTCAGCGTCACGAACCCCAGCCTCCGGCTGATTCGACCTAGGCCACAGGGTCACCCAGTCATCAGGGTGATCCGCGAAATCCAACACCGCCGGCATCGCAAGATACGACCACGGGGAAACCTCATCAGGGTAACGCTTAGGGTCACGCAACTCAAGATACAAGTCACGAGCAGCCAGGCGAGTACCCACCACCAGCAAAGTACCAGAAGCCGAAATACGAGAAATAACCTCAGACTGAATCCACTCAATCTGCTTCTCATACTCGTGAGCGTTAGTCAAATCCACGCAGTCATCAAGAATAATCAAATCCGCACGGGCACCATAAATATGGCCCCTAACACCGAGAGCCATAACCGTCGGATCCTTCTCACCAGAATCCCGCAGCTCCCCAGACACGTAAATCTTATCCTGAGACCACGACTCCGCCCCATCAGCATAACCACCAGGAGGCCCATACTTCACATGAAACTCAGAATACGAAGGATGCGTCAAGCGAGTCTTAACACCATACAGGAACTTCTTCGCCATCTCAGCGGTCTTCGACACCACCATGACCCGAACATTCGGATCTTTAGCAATCCGATACGTCACATAGTTCATCGTGATCGTCGTAGACTTCGCATGCTCCGGCGGCACATTCACCATCACCAGATCAGACTGGCCACGCTCGAAAACCATCGCCGGATGCAACCAGCGCGGATCCCGCCCCTCAATCAAATCCACCACATTCAACATGTGATCAAAAACGCGGGCACCAAGGAACCGCTCCGAAAACTCCTCAAACGAAGGAAACGAATCCACATCAGGATTACGGTGAGCCTCCGAACGCTCCAACCGCAACCGATCCACAGCGGCACGAAAATCAGGATCCTCACGCCGATAAGACTCATACGAGGCCATCGAACGGCCAGCAATCTCACAAGCCTTAACAACCGTATGACCCGCGTAAATCTGCTCAAGAATAATCCGCTTCGTCTCATCCACCGGACGAGAACGACGCAACGCACCCTTCTGCTGCGCCGACAACGCAGCAGCCTTAGAACCCCTCCTAGGCACACACCCTCCAGCCAAAAACTAAGGGCCACCAAAAGCACACAACTAAGGGGCAACCAGAAAGAACCAAAAACACACTAGCGGAAACCCGAAGGGTTTCCACCAAACTAGCCGAGCCCCACAAAGGGGGCTCGACCAGCCAACCAGCCACCGCCCCAAAGGCGGTGTCTAAACCAGTCAGCCAGCCCAGCCCCAAAAGGGCTGGAGCCAGTTAGCGGGGAACTTCGTTCCCCACTATATAAGTGTGCAAAAAACAGCCATAAAAAGACAAAGTTTACCAAAACGTTATAAAACTGTCCTAGTTTGTCCTAAAATCAGCACCCCCCTATAGCACAAACACAGAGGTATATGTGTTAACACATAGACTCGCGCGCAAGCAACCCCCGGGTCGGTCGTGCGCGTGCTTGGCTTGCCTCGAGCGCGCTCGCGCGCAGGCTCGATCGCTTGCCTGCAGGCCCCCGGGGGAGCGTGCCAGGCCCCCGGTGATGCGCTGCAGACTGACCGCTACATGCGCGCCCCGCGTGCGCGCGCGAGCCATGCATATACGCGGGCCCAGCGGGCCCACAGTCGGCCAGTGACGGCCGATAGTTGGCACTTGCGTTAGATATGGCCTGGGAGTGGCTAGCAGTCCTCGAGCAGTCCTCGAGCGATCCTGCGAGCGTTCTCGGGTGCCTTGGGATCCTCGAGCATGGCTACGGCTTGCCGATCCTGTTGTCGAGCCGCGTGCCGTTGCGATCGACGTAGC